TATGACTTGTGTTTCAGATGATGGAACAAACTCTAAGTGGATGACTACTGCTCTATCAACTCCAATCGCTACAATAGCTTAATAGGAGTAAATTATGTCAGGAAGATCAGATGTTAAAGCAGTAACAATAACTGCTGATACAGTAGCCTTAGATGCCGATGGAATATCAGTTGCAGCAGCAGTTGGAAATAACGCAGCACTTGTAATAGGTGGCGCGTTGGCTTCTGGCGGTTCTGTTACACTCAGTCATGGAAGAATAGTTACTATTCTTTCTGCTGGAGATGATTCTGGCATATCGTTTACTGTAGTTGGTACTGATGTTGATGGGGATTCCCAAACAGAGTCGATTACAGGTGCTAATGCAGGAACAGCTACTGGAGCTGTCTACTTTTTAACTATTGCTTCAATAACTGCTGTGGGCGACCCAGCAGGTAATGCTTCAGCAGGAGTTAATGCTTCAGCAGCAGATGTTATATTTGCTGGTAGATCAAGGTTAAAAGGTATTTATTTAACAAGTACAGCAACAGCAGGAACAACTAATTTTTTAGAAGACTCTCCAACAGGAACAAGTCTTATGAAATTAAGTTCAGTTGCTAGTGCTACTGCAACACGAGATGTAGTAATGCCAGATGAAGGTGTAGTATTTATTGATGGAATTTATATTCAATATACTGTATCAACATTTTTAACAATGACTGTATTTCACGCTTAGGAGCAATTATGGCTAAACAATATGTAATTTCGGAAACTGGTGAATTTCCAGCACAATATAAAGTTCTTAAATTAGACGAAGATGGGATATATAGACCTGTATTTGGTCCAGACCCTGATTTAGAAGACGCAGAACGTAAATGTGGTGAAATGAATGGTGATAGATCAAGAAACGATAAAGGACAACTTATCGGTGATGACTTGTCTACACCAGATGTTAATGAAGCTTATGTTGGAGGTAAAAAACCAACTAAAAAGAAAGCACCAGCTAAGAAAGCAACTAAGAAAACTACTTCTAAGAAGAAGTAATAATGACTATATTTATAATACTTTGGTAAAACGAAGTATTATAGATATTAATTTTAAATAATGGAGGGCAACATGCCAAAGAAAGAATCGGGAATGTGGAAAAATAAAAATGCACCTATGAGTAAAAATTATCGCCAAGGCGGTAGTACCTATATGGGTGGTGGAATGACACCAGCAGAAAAAGCTTCTATTATGAGAGGCGGTAAATTATCTGGAATTGCAGAAATACAAGAAGGTCTAGGACAAGTAAGACCTGGAATGAAAAAAGGAGGAACTTTTGGAAACTTTAAAGTTCCTACTCTTGATGGAAAACCTAGACGTATTACTAGAAAAACACCACAAGAATCTAAGGTTCGTAAAAAACCTGGAATGGTTAAAGGTGGAAAAACTAAATAATTAATAAATAAATATTATTTATGTCTAGAAGTTTAAAAGATTCCAGACTTAAAAATGCTGGTGTAAGTGGTTATAATAAACCTAAACGTACACCTAATCATCCTAAAAAGTCACATGTAGTTGTTGCCAAAGAAGGTAGAAAGACTAAAACTATACGTTTTGGAGAACAAGGTGCATCTACAGCAGGTAAACCTAAAGCAGGTGAATCAGCTAAAATGAAAGCAAAACGTAAATCTTTTAAAGCCAGACATGGTAGAAATATTAAAAAAGGTAAAATGTCAGCAGCTTACTGGGCAGATAAAGTAAAATGGTAATAACATCAACATATTGGATAGCAATGACTGGAACAGATTTGAATAAAAAATTTAAAACTAAAAAAGTAAAAACAACTAAATCTGGTATTACTATAACTAGAATTAAAAAGGAAAAATAATGGCTACAAGTGGAACTACTACATTTAACTTAGACATAAGCGATATTATGGAAGAAGCTTATGATCTTTGTGGATTAGAGTTGCGTTCAGGATATAGCTATCGTGGTGCAAAAAGAGCATTAAATTTAGTTTTTTTAGAATGGCAAAACAAAGGATTAAATCTTTGGACAGTAGAACAAGGAAGTGCAACTTTAACAGCAGGAACAAGTAGTTATACAATAGATGCTAGTGCATTAGATGTTGTAGATGCTTTTATTAGAACTAATGCTGGTAATACTTCTAGTCAATTTGACCAAAGATTAAATCGTATATCTAGAACTGAATACAATCACCAATCAAATAAATTAACACAATCAAAACCTACACAATTTTATGTAGATAAAGATAATGATTCTGTAAAAATAGTTTTATGGTCAACTCCTAATTCTGAAGAAACATATACATTAATTTATGATTATGTAAAAAAAATAGAAGACGTTGGTACTGTAGCTAGTAATGAAGCTGATGTACCTACAAGATATCTACCATGCTTAACTTATGCTTTAGCATATAATTTAGCTTGTAAATCACCTGAAGCACAACAAAGAGTTCCAATGATAAGACAGCGTTATATGGAATTATGGGAAGATGTAAGTGAAGCAGATAGAGAAAAAGCATCTATAAGATTTGTTCCTGATATGACAATGAGTGGATATTAATGGCATACGCAAGAGCAAGTAAGGCTTTAGGTCAATGTGATCGTTGTGCATTTAGTTATAAATTGAATGAATTAAAATACGAAATATATGATGGTATAAGAAATGGATTGCGTGTTTGCAGAGAATGTTTAGATGAAGACCAGCCACAATTAAAACTAGGTGAATTAAATGTGGTTGATCCACAAAATTTATATAATCCTAGAATAGATACAGGAGAAAAAGACTCAACTAGTTATTACTCGTTTGATCCTATTGGAGGTGGAGTAACAGAATTTGGTTCTTCAACAATGGGTTTAGATATTAAAGGTGAAATTGGTAAATTAACAGTGAGTACAGAATGAGTTGGACATTTACAACATTAAAATCAGCTATACAAAATACTGAAACATCATTTGTTTCTAATTTACCTACTTTTATTGTTCAAGCAGAAGATAGAATAATAAAATCTGTTGAGTTACCTAATTTTAGAAAAAATGTTACTGGAACATTTACGGCAAGTAATCAATATTTAGCAACTCCCAGCGACTATTTATACCCTTATTCTTTAGCTGTATTAGATAGTGATAGTAATTATACTTATCTTTTAAATACTGATGTAAGTTTTATGAGAGAGGCTTATCCTCTTGCTACTACTACAGGTACACCAAAACATTATGCACAATTTGATGACACTACTTTTATAGTTGGTCCAACACCAAGCTCAAATTTTACAACAGAATTACATTATTTTTATATACCTCAATCCATTACAGTAGCTTCTGATGGAACAACTTGGTTAGGTACAAATGCACCAGAAGTATTGCTTTATGCTAGCTTATTAGAAGCGTATACTTTTATGAAAGGTGAACCTGACTTGATGATGAATTATGAAAAAAGATTTCAAGAAGCATTGCAAAGATTAACATTAGAATCAGATGGTTATAATCGCAAAGACGCATACAGGGATGGACAAAGAAAAATAAATGTCTAATGATCCTATTAAAGAACTAGAAGGCAAAGATATTGCAATAGTTGCTATGGGTCAGAGCCAATTAGATTTTCATTTAGCTCAAACACACAGTATATCTTTCGATGAAATATGGGCTATAAATGCCATGATAGGAGTTTTACCTAACATTGACAGAGCATTTATATTAG